CAGATATCCTCGCCTTAAAATTCCTTACTCTAGCATTCTGCTCAAAAGTATTTGTAGCGGGAGTAAGATGAGAATGAGATGATACTATAACTTCCTTTTTAGGTGCAAACATACCCTTAACACCTTCCATAAGATTTCCACCCATTTTCTTTACTCCTTCCCACATTTCACCTGCTTTCTTCTTAATATTTTCTCTAAATTCTTTTGCTTTCTGTTCGTCTATTTCCTTTTGCTTTTCCTTTACAGATTTTGCTGTAACTGCTTTAGGTACCGGAGCATCCCCTTTAGGAATACTAGGAGCACTAGGAAATGCACCAGGCATAAAGGAATTAGCAACATGAGGAATTAAGAAAGGTAATCCAAAAGGAGTAAGTAAAAATAAATTAGGTATCTTAAGCAATCTTCCACCTTCAACATACTTATTAAGACCTGGAATAAATTGAGCAATAAATCCCAAAACTTCTTGTACTCCTGGAAGTTTTCTTAATGCATCAATTACAGACCATCCACCAATAAAAGGAACCCAATTTGGTATCGATACTGAAAGTAATTTCGGACCTCCAGGAATCTTTTCAATCACATTACCAATCAAATCACCAGGTCTAATATCGGGTATAGGAATAGTTGGAAAATCATCAATTAATCTTGTAATACCTTCTTTAAAGAAAGTATATATTGATCCAGCTCCTTCCACTATTTTACCAACAACCTTACCAAATAAATCTTTTAACTTACCAATAGCAGCAGATAATCCACCACCCAAAATCAAATCATACATCATATCACCAAGGAAAACACCCATCATTTCCCCAAGGATTGTCATACCTGGTGTTATCAATGGTCCTAAGAATCCACCTAATCCTCCAGTTCCAAGAGCTAATGCACCCGTTACAGCAACACCAGCAATAGAACCAAGAAAACCACCCAATGCTGCACCAAATGCCTTAAATAATGCTTGACTTAAAGGTTCTCCTGACATTAAAGAAATGACAGCAGTAATGATAGGACCAATAATAGGAATCCTACCAAATGCCTTAGTAGCACCTTTACCTAAAAACTTTATTGATGCTCGTTTAACTCCTCTTAATGCTCCACGTTTTAAAATGCTACTACCAACCTTTCCGGCACCAGTTCCTCCAATTTTACTTCCTATCGCTGAAATACCCTTACCAGCTAATCCTTTAACACTCTGCCATGCTCCTTTCGCAAGATTTCCCGCAGCACCACGAGTCATCCAATTAATCGCTTGAGCAGCAAATTTAATCGCAGATTTAGCAACAGACCAAACAAATTTTATATTTTTAACAATAGTTTCAAATATCTGTTTACCTATAATCTTCCATACTAAAAATCCTGCAACCAAATTCTTCAAATTGTTCATAAAGATGCCAAATTTTTCAGCACCTTCTTCACCAAAAATACCCTTTACTGCCTTCTCTCCTATAGAAACTAACTGATATCCCCAATCAACAAGAGTCGTAAATGCCTCAAATAAAAACATAGCAGTATTGACAATACCATCAATCACTCCAGCAACTATAGGAAGAAACTTCTTCAATGCAGGTAAAAAATCAATCATTTTTACCGCAACCCATCCCAATATTATACCTGTAAAGAAATCTAATAATTTTGCCCACAAACTTTTAACTTGCTTAGGTACCAATTTACCTACATTTGGTCCTTTCTTCTTACCCTTTTCTAAATCTGCCTCATCACCTTTACGTTCTACCTTCTCTGCTGCTTGTTTTTGATCTGCTAATTGCTTCTGTTGTAATGTATATGTTCCTTTAAGAAGGCTATCAACTGATATAACAGACGATTTTATCTTAATCAGACTTCCTTCTAAAGTTTCCGTTCCACCTTCTTCTACTCCACCTCCAGTATGTTGCTGAATAGAAGATACTGAAGTAGAAATAGGTATTGTTGCTAAAGGACCACCTACCTGAGGAGATGCTGTTGAAGTTTCTTCACCATCTTGACCCATCATTTTTTGTGCTGCTTCTCTTCTTGCCGCTACCTTCTTTCTCCTATCACCAAGCATCTTCTTGCCTCTGGTAACCACTTTATCGGTGCCCATTGCTTTTGCTTCTCTTTTTAATAATCCCTTTGCTAATTTTGCTAAAGACATATTTCTATATCACTATCCCCAATACAGCAAGTTTATTAGCTGATATTTTTTTAGCAGCATCAATTTGAGGAATATCTTTAGTATTTGCACCCCCTCCACCACCTACCTGATTAAGAGCCTCCATACCAGCCATCGCTAATTCACCATCATAAGCCATTGTTGTTGGAGGTTTGGGAGAAAGGGGTTTAATTCCTTCACCTATTGGTGGTTTAGAAGTTTTCATAATAGGACTACCTGCCTTAATATCAACAGAAGCAATCCCCATAATTCTAGGAGTTCCTGAAATACCAGAAATACCATTTATACCCACACCATCAGCACCATCAGCACCAGAAATACCATTTATACCCGCACCATCAGCACCAGAAATACCAGAAATACCAGAAGCACCAATCGAACCCATTACACCATCTACCGCATCTTTACCAAACATTCCTTCAGCAACTTTAGATAATGGTGATCCTGCAAATGATTCTTTTGCTTGACCCATCAATCCCTGTACTGCTGGCATCTGCATCATTTGTTGTACCATTGGATTATCCATCATATTCTGACCCATCCCTTTCATCATTGCTCGATGCGGAGAAGTTAGTTTTCCAGCAATTTGTCTTAACATACCTGCAGGACCACTCTTTATAGCATCACCGATTCCTAAATGAGGAGCAAACATATTTGCTGCTTTACTAGCAATATTTAAAACACCACTGCCTCTTTGACCTTTCTGTCCAGAAGCGCCATCTATTCCAGAAACACCAGAAGCACCATCCATACCAGGAGCACCAGGATGACCCCCTCTTGGAGTGACTACTTTCATATTAGAATGATCTTTTTTATGTTTCGTATCTACCTTTTCCTGAGTACTTTCCTTATCATCTTTCTTGCCAAAATTAAACAATCCCCCAAATAATCCTTTATCCTCCTCTTTTTCCTTTAACCCTTCAGATTTTTGTGGTTGAGATCCTCCCACTGGACCACCTTCTTTAAAAGCAGGAACTCCTTCTTTTACTGATGGTTTATTCGTTGCACCCGCAGCAGCATTTAATGAAAGAAGAGCATCTACGCCATACTTTTGGACCGCTTCCTTACTTAAAACAAACTCACCATCAGTAAGCATTGCAGGAACTTTATCATCTCCTTTCTCACCCCTTACTTGTCCGCCTTCTTGAGATTCGACAGGACCACCCTCTGCCATTCCTTGAGCAGGCTGGACATTCTGCAAATCTTTCTGAGTTTTTTCAGCAGAACCTTGTACAGGTTGGACCTGTGATTGTGATTCGCCAGTATCTTCCGTAGGAATATCTTTACTAACTTCCTCTGACTGATTTTTTACATCACTAACTATATCTACTCCAACCTTTTTCGCATCTTTATCAACATCCTTTAAAGCATCATTAATACCAGGAACCCATCCAAATAATTGCTTGACTATATTCACAATCTTAGGAATAGACCATGCCAATAAAGCAACCACTCCTGCAATAAAAGTAACTCCTGGCCCTACAAATGCCATAATAGTAGCAACTAAAACAGGCCACCAATCTTTTAAAAATTTAAATAAAGAACCAACTTTCTTTTTATTTGCTGGATCAGTAAACCAGTCAAATAATTTCATCACTGCTCTTCCTAATATAATTCCAGTGAGAAATTCAATAATCTTACTAAAAATTCCCTTCACAGGTTCTATTATTTTTTCTCCTACCTTCTTAATTCCAGCAAATGCTTTACCACCAAGTTCTAATGCTTTCTCTTTAAATCCTCTTTTCTTTTGTTCCTTTTCATTACGGGCATCATCAGAAGCATCTTTTTGAAGACCTTGTTGATCCATCAAAGTTTGCTTAATAGAATCAACTCCACCAGCAATCTCCCGAACAATACCTAACAAACCATCTAAAGGTGATGCCGGTTGCTCTGGTGCTTCTATATCCTTTAATAATTCTCCTCCTGGTTGACGAAGAGCAAGAGCACTAGCACCTGTTGTATCTGCTGGAACAGCCTTCTCTGCTCCACCTATCGCACTACCTTTTTTAAATGCAGCTGCAGATATAGTTGTCTTCTTTAATTTCATCGCAGGACTAGGATTCTCTGCTTTCCTCGCTGCTCTTATTCTTTTTACTTCATCCTGTAATAGTGGGATTCTATAATCACTAGCGTCTAATGTATTAACAGCCTCCATTAAAGCACTAAGATAATCCGTATCGGATTCAATATCCACCATCTCATATCCGAGATCTGTTAGTATCTTTATAGGACTAGTGCTAGTAACGGGCATTAGATTTTTCTTGATTCCGTTTTAATTCTTCCTCTTCGAGGTGCAATCGTAGAAGTCCGACATAAATGTCTCGCTCCCAGGGCATCATATTTTCAATCTCTGTTAAGCTATATTTATGGTACTGCATCAATGCAAAATTGAGCCTGAAGTAATTCTCCAGATCCATATGCACCATCCCTAGGCGAAAAAAGACGCCAGACCCTCAAGTACTACATCACTCTCAACTTTTGTCTGTGGATTTGTCACCTTAATTGTATGTGATAATTTAGGCATTGTCTCAAAGAACTTCTCAATTTCCTTAAACTGACCTGAATTCATAGACTCAAGAAATTCATTCACTTCTTTCTTAGTACAATCTGCAGTAGCCCAAACTTCATCTTCATTATAAATTTTATCAATACAAGTAGCAATCAATTGAAATGACTGATCCATTGCATTCTTCTCATTAAAATCAAAATTGTTCTTAATAAATTGATCCAAAGATGGATACTTCATTTCCATCATCAAATTTTCATCCAATTGAATCTTATTGGTATGATCTTCACTCTTCTGAACTTGAATATCATCCAAGAAGATATCAACAGTTACTTGAGTTTCTCCATCATCAGGGCAAACAATATTAACTTCCAATTCCTCTCCCACGGATTTACCACGGATATTAAGGAACAAGAATTCAATATCAAAAGTAGGAAGATTTTCTACTTTGATTCCTTTTGTAAGAACACAGCTCTTAAGTACTGCTTTGATAGCAGTTGTAATTTGCTTTGTATCTTCACTCTCTAAAGCAAGTACAAGTAATTTCTCTTCTTTTACAAGAAAAGGTCTAAATTGGATCGTTTTTTCAGTTGATGGTAAAACCAATTCATAGGTTGGCGTCGCAATCTTTGGTAAAGGCATAATGTGTTATAAAATTTCAGAATGTATATTTATATATAGGAGGTTTTTAAAAAAGTCCTCCTATAAGTTCTCTTGCGATTCCACCAGAACCAGGTAAATGTTTATTAGCAAAATCTCCAAGCGCATCTTTAGCCATGTTAATAAAGGGATTCTCATTTGGTTGCCCCCTTCCCGCAGCAGGAGATCTAACTGCTTGTGATGAAATATTCTGATCAAGATTATTTAGAATATATCTCATATATGTCATTGATACAGTAGTCTTTAATAAACTAGAAGAATCATATGTAACAGGCATAGAACTTATTGCTTTTGGCCATGCCTTTACAAATTCATATTCCAATATTCCACTTTGCTTCTCGTCAAAACTTCTTTCAAATTTTCTAACCTTTAATCCTTGTTTTGCCATATAAGTATCGGGATACCTTGCTCTATAAGTATAATTATCACTCTTTGCCGGACCCTCTTCTTCATTCATTACACCCTTCATCCACTTCTCAAAAAATTTAATAGGTAAATAATTTTCTGCATCACAATAAAATGTAAAATCCATACTCTCATCAAACATTCTACGATATCCATGTCTCTCTGTTACACCAGTAAAATCATTATTAATATCTATCGTTGCGATTTGTGATCCTGGTAGGGAAACCTCAGAACAATTTAATTGCAATTTCCACCTATCAGAACTACTTAATTCTGATGTATCCATAAAAGGGGGAAATGGAATTTCAACTTCAAAATGAGAAGTTAAAGCGGGATTGAGTAAGTTTGTCTTTACGTCAGAAACGCCTCTTACGGTCGGGGTAGTCATTTATAAATAATTTTTACCTTATATATTATGTAGCCACGATAATGGCGGAAAGTAAAAAAAGTCTATTCAAACCCACTAAACCAAAGAAATATAAAGGTAATGTTAATAATATTATTTGCCGTAGTTCTTGGGAAGCAAAATTCTGTAATTACTGTGATTTAAATGAAAATATTATAGAGTGGGGTAGTGAAGAATTTTGGATACCTTATCGTTCTCCACTAGATAATAGGGTGCATCGTTATTTTCCAGATTTTCTCATAAAAATAAAAGAAAATACTGGCAATCTAAAAACATATGTCATTGAAGTAAAACCAAGAAAACAAACTCGACCTCCCATTAAAAGAAAAAAAGTGTCAAAGAACTTTATTCGCGAATCTACAACATATGCAGTAAATCAAGCAAAATGGGAAGCAGCAGATGCTTGGTGTAAAGATAGAAAAATTGAATTCAAAATCATCACCGAAAAAGAACTAGGAATTAGGTAATGCCAAACTTAAACGATTTTGGATTAGGTCCTTACGAAGCATTTGAAAAATATGTTGCAAATCCCGAATCTGAATTTTTAGAATCACATCCTACTGCAAGAGTAGAAAAACTTAAAAGATTAGTTGAAGAAGCAAATACAGATGATGTAGAAGATATTATGCTCATCATCATGGAAGTTTTTAATCAAACTGTCACTCCTATACCAGAACCAGGAAACTTCTATACATTTGTCTATAATGCCAAAACTCCTAAAATCTCTTATGACCAACATCCACTCATTGCCTGTGTAGATTTACTTCCGTGGGGATTTAGGGGACTTAACTTCCACTGGCAAAATTATCGAAATTATACATGGGAAGAACTTGCAGGACAACTCTATATTGTTGAATATCAAGAGCTAGATGAGTTACTTTCATTACAATATGGAAAATTCTTGCTAAATAAATAAAAAGATTACTATCTAATGGAATATAGCCCCACAGCCACAGTAGGAGAAACAGGATACTGGGGAGATAAATATGGAGATTCCTCTACTGGTAACCAATTTCAAATTTGGAACTGGAACTCCGGCCAATATAAAGGGAATTTAGGAGGAGCCAAATATTATCCTGTCACAAATAAAGATAATGGTGATATTGCAATAGTAAAAGTTAATAATGAAGGTGATGACTATTCTATTGGTACAGTAAAAAATGGTAGTGGAGATTTTGTAAATTATGGAGCATCACAAGAAGAAAATTATTATTTTAACCTCCCTATAAATGCGGAAGGGATAAAAAAACATGCTCTTCAAACTGCTAATCTAGAATATAAAAACCTCCCCGTAGGAAATAAACCAAGCAAAACACCAAATCAACTTCTATTCAGTAACGCACACAATACCCAAATAATCCCAGCATTTGATGATTCCAATATTCCACCTGGTGTTTCAGAATCAGTTGCTGTTGCTACAAACCAAACAGGTCAAAGTGGAAATATCTCTGGTAATTCAGGTGGTATTAGTGGAACGTATATGGCATTTCCTGGTGGTATTATAGCCTCAGGAAATGACTATATTGAAATTGCTGATTTAGAATACATACCTAGTGAAATAGCATCTGGTGGTGGAAGCTGGACACGTAATAGGGGTGGAGGTAATGATGCTGCAGGAAGAGTGAATACTAGAATAATCCTCCCAATTCCAGGAGGAATCAACGATTCCAATGGAGTATCCTGGGGTGAAGGTAAAATGAATCCAATCGAAACAGGAGCAGCTAACCTAGCATTAGGTGCCGTAGAAGGAGGTGGAGACGGATTTACAACGGCTGGTGAACAGATGGCAAACACCATACAAGGTAATAAAGGACAAATATCCAAAGCGCTTAAAGCCGCAATCGTAGGTGGTGTCACAGGAACAAATGCTCAATTCCTCCAAAGAACAGAAGGAATGGTAATGAATCCTAATATGGAACTACTTTTCGGTGGTCCTACCTTAAGAACTTTCACTTTTAATTTTAAACTTTCCCCAAGAAATAACCGTGAATCTGAAACAATCGTTAAAATTATTCATCACTTTAAAAGAAGTATGGCACCTAAAGCAGAAGGTCCAATGCTATTCTTAAGATCCCCCCAAACATGGAGACTTACATATAAACACAAAGGTGGAGATCACAAATTCTTAAACAAATTTAAAGAATGTGCAATGACTAATTGTTCTGTTCAATATACTGATGGTGGTAATTATTCAACTTATGAAGATGGTGCAATGACAACATATGGATTAGGTCTTACTTTCCAAGAACTGGAACCAATATTCCAGAATGATTATAAAGGTTCAAACGAAATAGGTTACTAAAATGTCAAATTACTTCAGTCAAATCCCAAATTTTGATTATGTTAGTCGATTACCAGGTGCTCAAATTGGTGATTATATTAGAGTAAAAAATATTTTTAAAGGAGCCCATATTAGAGAAGATATTCTTGAAGATCTAACACTTTTTACAAAATTTCAAATCGTAGGAAATGATAGGCCGGATAATGTTGCTTTTAAGTTTTATGGTGATTCAAATCTAGATTGGGTAATTTTAAAATGCAATAATATCGTAAATGTCCAATCTGAATGGCCATTAACCCAAGAAGATTTGGATAGATATCTACTAAACAAATATGATACTTATGACAATCTTTATAATGGAATTCATCATTACGAAACTAAAGAAATAAAAAATAGTACTGGTGTAGTTATTGTGCCCGAAGGTAAAGAAGTACCAAAAGACTTTACTGTTTCTTATTTTGATTCTGCTCTAGGACAATATCACTCTAGTTTAATAAAAGAAGAATTTATGACTACAGAAGTGACAAATTATGATCATGAAATAAAAATCGAAGATGACAAAAGAAATATCTTCCTACTAAAAGCAGCATATATTGGTATTATTAAAGATGATATACAAAATGCTATGGCATATAAAGAAGGTTCCACTCAATACATGAGCAGAACCCTTAAAAAAGCAGAAAATATTAGAATTTATCAGTAATTACTCTTCAGCAAGTTTCTGAAAATAACTTAAAGCATCATCTTCCTCTGCACTAGCAGATGCTACAGGAGCAGCAACTGATTCTTTGCGAGCATTAAAGTCTGGTGTATAAGAACCCCGACTATTATCCTCATCAGAGACTTCCTCATCTACACGACGGGCAGCAGGTCTTTGACCAAGAACATACTTGAGACGTTTCTCAAGTTCATCATAAGTCTTAAATTGATCTGCAGCAACTACAGCGGAAAGAGAATACTCTTTCTTCCATAATGCTTCTAGTGCTTCATCATCTTCAATGAGAGGGGATATTACATCAAACTCTGACTTATCATAGTTCCAGTAACCATCCTTCTTAACAATCTTCAATTTGAAGTTTGCACCTCCCCAAAAATCAAAAGGATTAATTGGTGTTTCATCCTCGAATTCTGGTTGCATTGCTTCCATAATCTTATCAAAGATCTTCTTACCAAATTTATAGAGGAATACTCCACCCTCGTTCTGAGGATTGGTAGGATCTTTCACCACATAGATGTTTGCGTAGTAAGATAACTTACGCTTTTGCTTACGGACAGTATCTTTATCTGTCTCATTACCGCTATTCCAAAGAGTACGGTTGTAATCGGAAACAGGATCTTTGCCACCACTGGTAGTCAAAGAGTTTTCGATATACCAACCACCAGGACCTTGGAATGCATGGGAATACATCTTTGCCCACGGAATATCCTCACCTTCAGGAGAAGGAAGGAATCGGATAACGGCATAACCGTTTCCTGTTTTATCCACTTCTGGTTTCCAGAGACGGTCATCACCACCTCCACCAGTATTATTCATCTTCTCTACTTCCTTGACTAACTTCTGGGTCAGTGAACCAAGAGAAGATTGCTTCTTTAAGTCTGAAAAAGACATTCGGATTACCTCGGATTTTTTGAGATTTGGCTTGTGTTGTACTCTGTTATTTTAGAGTCCTAATTGATCTTTGTCAACCTGTTGTTTCATAAAAGAAACAGCTCGAGACATATCATTAAAAATGGAATTTATATCTCCACCTTTAGGAAGTCCCATCATTGCAGCAGACTCAGTGATCTGCTTCTTCATTTCTTTAGCTTCAGGATCATCAGATAAACTCAAACGAGCATACATGATCTTCTGCTTCTCAAGAAGTCTTTCCAAAACTTCAACATGATATTGTTGATCAGATTTAGGGAGTGATGGAAACTTAAACACATTACTATAAACTTCTTCTTGAAGTTCCTGTATTTCAGCCATCTCTGCCCTAACTACGTCTGATTGGAAAAAACTCATTCTGGAACTTCTTCACTAACAACGGTTTCAGGGGCACCTTCTTCAACAGGAGGTTCAGGATTATTTTCTTGCTCAATTTGACTCAGAACATCAATAGCACCGGTCAATTTAAGAAAAGTTGCTCTTAATTGATCTAGTTGAGCAGACCCCTCATTAACCTGCTTTTCTACTTCTATACGTTGTTGAATCAAATTATTTAAAACTTCATTGTTATCAAGAGCCATGAATAATAACCTCCTTAAGAATCTGTTTGTAACGGAATACGTCAATATTTAGGAAGGGAGAATACTTTTTAATTTTCCGACTTACGGTTTCCCACACAGGATCTTTCAATCGTTTATCAAAGTCCTTCCCATACCCTAGTATCCTATCATATATTACCATACTTTCAAGTGATATGTCACCCCCCAAATATTTTCTCAAGATTGGAGGATGACCTTTAGAACAATCAAACACATCATCTACTTTTTGATCCTCAAATAAATTCTGCGATTCCTCTTTAAAAATATAAGAAAGTGACTGTACCTTCTTCTGCCACTCTTGATACCTCCCTTCACCTTCCTTAATCATCTCACCAATCCACATTGTTCCTGGATCAGTAGAATATACAAAATTTGATACAAAAAATTCTTCTACTTCTTTATCTTTCTTCTGTCTTGCAAACTTCTCAAACCAAAATCTATCCTTTCTCTTATAGAAAGCCTGAACTGTCGCTCTAGTCTTACCACGATACTTATGATAATCATAATGATCTTTAGTAAAATGATTTTTTAGAGCCAAATAACAACGATAAGCATCCACTGGCACCATTCACCTACCTTCTTTAGATTTATTCCTAATTGTAATATGATTACCTTCAATTGCAAACTCAAGTAGATCCCGATGACTCCACTCCAACTCCCCATACAATTCATTAAGTCTAGCCATATCTTGCCAGAGATCGGTTGGAGTTGGTTCACCCCAAAAAGGATTGTCGGCGGGATCTCTCATAATTCTATGCTAAAAGGTAATAGGGCGATTTTTTACCGGACTTTTTTTCCCGACTTTTTTGGAATTAAATCGGCAATTTCGCACGGGAAGTCCTCTTCATAAAGTTTAACTCCTGTGCGTCATACTTTATCTTCTCCTTTAACGGTTTAGAAATAAGTTTAGGTACTGATTCTAAATCAAGACTATTCTTATCACAAAAATAAACAATAGCATCAATATAATTCATATCAGCATTATGAAGCACAAGTTTTTCTATTTCTTCTGCAAAACGTGTAGAACAAAAGAATTTGCTCTCCATTACCTTCTCTAGTTCATCCTTCTTTGGCATTATCTGACCCAGTATTGTTAGATACAAATTCTTTAATATACCTCACTAATAATTTAATATAATCCCCTTTGTTTCTTTTGTCAAATACCTTAACCTCACCACCAGGAGTTACCATAATGGTTATAAGTTTCTTAACAGGGATTTCAGTGAGTTCATAGTAAGCAGCTGCATAAAAGGTTTCCTGAACAAAATAATTCTCCAACCACTTCTCAGGTTTAATCTTCTCAGATGTTTTAAAATCTATTACCGCTAACTCTCCTTCATACTCCGCAATACAATCAACTCTCCCAGCAAGACCAAGGTATTCTGAGTATAAAGTCCTTTCTATAGCGTGTACATTATTTATCTTGTCCAGATATGGTTTGGCATGATGGAACATAAACTTAGTTACAGGTCTAAACTGCTCCCAATCTATCTCATCATTCCTCATATAAACTTCTACTGCTTCATGAAAATCAGTTCCACGAGTAGTTGCTTTCTTAGTAATACGATTTGCTTCCTCAATACCAATTCGCTTACGCCAATCAATAAAAATCTGCCTATTATAGAAAGAAGTCACTGAAGTAATGGATGGAACCCATTGACCATCAGGAAGATGGTAAAGTCTACATCCAGGAGTGTCTTTCTTTTCTAATTCAAGGTCACCTAAAAAATTACAATGATCAAAGGTCATAAACCCATTTCCAATTTAGCAAGAAGATATTCTTTGACTAATCCAGAGCGAACGATATCTTCAACTCCGAATTCAACAATATCTAGTGATGACATTATACGAAGAATTTTCATAAAATCAATAATCCCATTCTTCTCATTCGTTTTTACTAAGTCTGTTTGAGTTGCATCTCCACAGAACATAATTTTAGAATCAGCACCAACTCTTGTCATTATACTATCAAGTTCATGATAATTCAAGTTTTGGAATTCATCTACAAGAATAATTGCTTTATCAAAAGTTGTACCACGAATAAAAGATGTACTTAAGAAATCAATTGTTCCCTGTGATTTAAGATTACCATAAAGCATTTCAAACTCTGCTTCCGTTGGTAACTCAAACATATACTTTACCATATCCTTGTAAGGTATTTGATAAAGATAGGACTTATCTTCATGATCACCAGGAAGGAAGCCAATTTCCCTAGTAGCAACAAGAGACCTAACAATATATATTTTCTCGTAAGGAGTGTTTTGGTCCAAGACATCTCTGAGTGCGTTATAGAGTGTAATAAATGTTTTACCCGTACCAGCACAACCATAGGCAACAAGATTTTTATTCTCTGCATAAGCATTGAATAAAATTTGCTGATTATCTGTGAGAGGTTCAATATCTCTCATCAAATCCGTATTAAGAGGTTTCTTTCTTTTCATCTGCTTGGCCGTTAATCCGACACCGATTGGTTGCTCTGTTTTTTTCTTTCTTGGCATACCTAACTATAATCCCTGTTTTTGCGTACAGCAGCACCAGGTTGCTTAGATGCCCTATCTAGTATCTCATTCCACCCATTGGAATTTGCTTCACCTTTAGCAAACATATCACCCACTTCTCCGACTCCAGCAACACCCTTAGACCAGTCCTTATCCCAATCAGGATTCTCTTTACGCCACTCATCGTAGGCTTTCATAGTCATGGAGAGTTCTTTCTTCTCTTTAGTTTTTAGATTAATAATAGGGTATGTGGGCAAGGTTTTTCCTCCAAATTTTTTCAATTATAATTATAAATTATTTAGACCCACTCAAGTGCTTCAGAGACTGTTGGGAACTGTTGAACAAAAATAGATCGAACTTCAGATACAAGATCTATATGTTCCTTCTGAGTTCCATGTGCAGATCGTAAATTTATATAATGAATCCAAGAACGACATGAACCAGTCATATACAAACGTGTAGGAGTAGCAAGGGGAAGTACAAATCTAGCACACTCCTTTGCTATACCAGCATGAAGCATACCCTTATAAAGATCAATAGACTTATCAAAATGGGATTTCATTTCCCTATTAAATCTCTCAACCACTTCAGGATCTACATCATCAATACTATTCTGTCTATTCTTAGTATCCTGACGACGTAATTCTGGTAAAGGAATATCTTCCCTAATAAAAGATACATCTGCATATCTCTGAGAGAACTCTTGATATGTAAATGATCTATGTCTTAAAATCTGTGCTGCTAATCCTCTAGTTGTCTCAATCTCAACAGTCATAAATGCCTGTTCAAAGACACTCCAATGCCCATGATTAATACAGTACTTTAATAGACCAGCAAACTTTTCATTGTCCTGATTCTTTGGATTAGAAACTCTAGCAATATAAGCTATAGTCTTCTCCGCATCAGGGGTAACACTTACTAATTTAACATTCATTTTACAGGATACTCCCTCCCTTCAAGATCAAAATAACTTTGGTAATCCATCTTACCTTCTCTTTCATCTAATACCTCATTAATAAGTATCTTCATTTCCTTAACATAAGTATCAGTAAAGAGACGACGAGGTTTAACCATCATTGGTTTAAATTCCTGCTTACCAGTTACTTTAATATTAGGATCAGCAGGACCACTCATTCCTTGAGTGTCCATTTTTGAATGTGATTCTGGTTTACACATAATTAATCTGCATATCCATCATCATCGTCATACATTTCATCATAAGAAGTTTCTGGTGAAGAAAATGCAGATGAATTTCGATAAGATTCTACATCAGAATAAACTTCCGATTCTAGAACATTCACCAACGACTTAAGATTCCTAACGACAAGTTTTAATTTCTCTTTATCCATAAGATTCCTTTTCCATCTAATTATAGTACAAAAAAAGCAGGTTGTCTAGCAACCTGCTCCACAGTCTAATTCAAGTAAGATGTTCTCACTCTAAGCACAAACAGTTTTAGTCTCTTCATGCTTAATTCCCCTGTAGACTTCTTCAAGTTGAACTCTCTGGCAAGTCCCAGTGGTAGGATGGAGGTTTGAATAAGAATTCCCACGATAAGTGAGAGTCTTAGCAATTACAGCACCATCTCTGTGATCTGTGGTGTATGGTACACCGCGATAAGTTAAAGTCATTGGATTACTCCTAAAGTAGTTGGGTTTTTAATCCGTTCCTTTAGTCGGCTTTTGCGTCTCCCTTTCGGGGGATGAACGATCCGTTCCGAGTCGGCTTACTTGCGTCTCCTTTATAGAGATGAACGATGTGTTAATATTAACACATATACTCTATATAGTCAAATTGATTAATATAATGTAATATAATTTTATATTATCTAAATCTTTCCGCAATATTTGCAGCATGATCATCCATTTTAATCAATTTATATCTCCAAACTCTTTCTAATAAACTAACAGAACGACCTAATTTCATCCTACAACAAATTTCTACTAACCTTAACCGATCATCTCTTTCAAGCACTATCTTCTACTTTATACGGACACAATAAAGACTCAGCAAGTTGCCGTGCTTGTAAATTAGCATCACATAATTTCTTCATCCAAATTCTCTCATCCAAACTAACAGTATCATTGGCAATGATACGACAACAAATATCAGTAAGTTCTAATCTATACTTGGTACTTAACATTTTTTTAAAAGGCATTAATAACTAATGGTAAAAGATAATGTTCCGCTTGTTGAATTGCTCTCTGTAACGAATCAATATTATCACCTGGAAGAATGGGTACGATTTGTTGTTTAATTATTCCACCAGAATCCAATTCTGCCGTGACAAAATGAACAGTACATCCAGTTTCATCATCTCCAGATTCTAACGCCTGTTCTACTGCATGTAAACCTTTATACTTAGGAAGCAATGAAGGATGAAGATTTATTACTTTTCCTGCAAATGCTTCACAAAACTTCTTGGAAACAATTCTCATCCATCCTGCCATCACAATAAGATCTACTTGATGAGCCTCAAAGATTGTAATAATATCACCCTCATCCTTACTAGCAATTCGAACAGATCTAATACCCAATCGCTCCGCCCTCTTCTGAGCACCACATTTCTTCTTATTGTACACCATCAGCACAATATCATGATCTGGACAAGAATGAACGATGTTTTCGAAATTTGTTCCTTCTCCGGAACACATAACACCTATTCTCATTTCAATGGCTTTCCATGCTTATCCACCAAACCCATTTTTTTTATCTGACTAAAATTCGATTTCTGATTCTTCTTAATCTTCTTATATTCTTTAATAAGTTTATCTATTTCATTTTTAGATACATTAACTTTTAATTCTTTTTCATCTTCCTTTTCAACAAAACCAAGACCTTGCTTCTCAGTATCTTCTTTATGTTCTACGTATTCATTTATATCATCTTGAATTTCATCACGGATGAGTGCATCTATCTGAGCCCTTAATAGATCATCGTTATGTTTCATCCCTTCCTCCTTTTCTTTTTTTCTGGTGATTTATATCCCCAAGTAACAGGACTCACTGTACCAAATCCATAATCAATCTTCTTTACATTCTTATACTTGTCATAATAAAAATCAAAAATATTTGACATCTTACTAGAACGAGCAACATCTAAACATTCAGTTCCATCACAGTCATAATAAACATTAAAAGCATCTGTAGGATATTTCTTCTCCTTTGATTTTTCTAAAGTTGTCTTCTCTTGGAGAATTTCGCAAGAATATGCAGAAGGATCAAACTCAACCTCTTCTTTTTTCTGTTCTTCAGCCACTTGTTTTTCTGTTTTAGTTTTAGTAGTCATGACCTGCCGCCCCAAGAAATATCAGGATATGCCTTTGCTACATGATCTTTAGTTATCTTATACTTATCTCCCATTTTCTTATCTTTAACAAGAATCAATAACTCTGCCTCTTTTGGATGAAGACCCTGAAGCATATTAATAAACATCATCTCGCGACGAGCAGTAGTAAGTTTATCATTCCCACCTCGAATAAAATTATAGAAATTTATATATTCATGTCTAATAGATGTTTTATTCCTACCATCCAAGTCCTGTCCGGTCGCTGACTCCCCTCCCTGTGCCTCTCTAGCAAGGTTGTCTGATAGAGTACCAGCAAATGTAGTCTGAGCATTTGTCTCACCGTAGGGAACAGGTCCCTCAGGTAGCATACTCAGTACAGTTTCGTCAAAATTCCATATGGCCATAGCCTTAATAGAATCGTGTTCATATTTTTTTAATACCTCTACCTTTTTTGCAGCACTACGTTGATTAGATGCTGCTTCAAATACCTCAAATACAAATGGATTAAGAGGTAATTCTGGGATAGGTGTTACCTTCCTAGTCTTCTTCGTCGTCGGTGTCTTCGTCATAATTGTTTTCAAATCGAACTGCTACTATTTCATCAGGTACTACGTTACCATGTTCATCAAACATCTCTGGATGCGTATAGGCGGCTACGTATGCTGTTTCATAAGAATGTTGTCTTGCCATCCATCCTATCATACCTCCTACTAAAAGTGCAAGGAACGACACAACTGTCGTTAAAGTCAAAGTTACTATAGTAGTTTCCATGATACTCCTCCCAGAGATTTTATTTTTTTCTTATGTCCAAGTAAAAATTTAAATGAAAAACAATCTCAGTATTCCACAAAGCAATAAGTTTTCCAACTTTCACTTGAAAGGTCTTTGGTCTTTCTACTTTCCTCCTATTACGTAACAATAATTCGACTCCTCTATTCATCTGAATGGAGTCGTTTTTATTTAGAGGTCTTTTTCCTTCTTCCAGGTCTCCTGTCATAACTATACCTTACGGCATCCTCAAGAATACGATGTAAATAATTTTTTATCTTTCTTGCCTGAGGTTTGGGGATGTGATGATATGCCTCACGCAATTGTTTATGATTATTATCCTTACCACCTCTAATATATTCCTCCAATTCCAATACAACATCTGCAAGTTCCTTAGCAGTGGAACTATCGATAAAAGAATCCACCTCCACCTTAGTGGTCTTACGATACTTCAGAAATTCATAAAACTTGAGTTGAAAATTTCCTCTAGTAAACGCTAAGTCAATAGCATGTTCCACCAAATCATAAACGCTTTCGAAATCGTCTTTCATTAGACCAAACTCTTCTCCTTGAGATATTGAACTGTTTCTGTGCAACCACCCAAATTAGTTCCATTAAGTACTACTTGGGGAAATGTGGACCCTTCTCCGAATTGTCCGTAAAAACTTTTCTTATCAAAGTCTTTACCTAATTTATAATTTACATAATTTAGACTAGCTAACTCCATAACTTTTTGGATCTTGGTGCAATAAGGGCAACCATCTCGTGAATAAATTGTGAAGTTCATATTTTCGTGTTAAAAAATTTATTTAGTGTTTATATCGTATTCAATTAAAACTTTTTTACTAGTTCTCCCACTCTGATCTAATGTTGTAGAAAAATGTATTTTTCCATTTAGATCTTCTGCGATGCTTTGAAGCATTTCTTTATAGTCATCTGGTAATTCAGTCATTTTGTTTAAGAGCTAACCCTAAAAGATAAACAGGGATGACAGCGACTATGCCACCCAATATAACAAATCCCATCTCAGTAATAACACTATCCATCATCCTTTTTCTCCTTTTTCATAATACGATCATACTCTTCAGCAGAATCAAGGAATGCCTTTTTACATTCTTCAACACCCCACTTAGGATCATCGAATACACTCTCTTCCGGTTCTAAATTTCCATGCATTACGTTTTTCTCCTTGGTACTTTAATAGTCCATGATGGTGATACTAAATCTACCATCTCAAACTCTTTCATAGCCTTTTCCCTTCTGTTTAATTCATCTTCCCGTCCAGGTTCAGGTGCTATCTGTCCATACTGAGGAAGCATCTCTTGATTATCTGCAATCTCCCAGATCATCATATCTGTTTGCTCAAATAATGAATCAAACGTCATTCTGGTTCGCAATTCACTTGCAGTTTCCTGTATCTCATCATCATTCAATTGTATATCTGCATAAGAGGATATTGTATTAAGAAACTTCACACGATCCTTAACCAACTCATTAAGATTTATACTAATCCAGCAATCATTAGAAATTGTCATCGGTTCATCCATAATTCAATTAAAGTTATTTCAACATAGGTTAAAGTCAGTGCTACTGTAATGAGTCCTGTCCACCAAATAATATAGTCCATATTAGTATTACGCAAATTGTCTCAACTTAGTTAGGATGTATTTGTATGCTTCTACTATATCACCTTCATCCTTTCTGAACAAGTCCTTATCAAATCTTTCTCTCGTATCTTTTTTCCAGAGTCGCATATTGTCAGGTGATAATTCATCGGCAAGATACAAATCACCATGAACATCATAACCAAACTCCAATTTAAAATCAACTAGATCAATACCCATAAGCAAGAACAATTGCTGTAAGACACCATTAATCTCTAATGCTCTCTCAGTAAGAGGTTTAGTATCAACTCCCATTAACCTTACACGATCAGGAGTCAATAAAGGATCATTCTTACTATCATCCTTTAAAAAGAACTCAACAATTGGTGGTTGAATAAGAGTACCTTCATGAAGATGAGTGGTCTTAACAATAGAACCTGCAGCAATATTCCTAACAATAACTTCTACAGGTGCAATAGTAAGTTTTTTACAAATCAAAGAATCAAGACCATCAAGTTGTAAAAAATGAGATCTAATACCATACGATGCTAACTTCTCAAAAAGTAATGCTGAAATCAAACAACAAGTAGCACCCTTATCTTTTGGATACTCTGCACGTTGTCCGTTCCATGCAGTCACTTTATCATGAAATACAATCTTGACCTTCTCTGCATCACCATCAACATCATAGACAGTCTTTACTTTTCCTTTAAGAATTTCATTCATTACCTTCTTCCCCAAATTACTAAAGAACGTCTTACTCCCTTTGTGACTGCATTTACTCTATGCCGAAACAATGAGGGGAATATAATCATATCACCTTGATTCTCTTCTACCTTAAACGACTTTCCATTATCTATATTCTCAAACTCCAATTGCCCACCTTCATAGTCATTGGGATTAGATAAAAATAAAGAAGCAGAGACATCTCTATCCAATGATGGATCATCTATACAGTCCCAATGATAATGGTAATACATTCCTTCCTTATATTCCGCATATTGTGGAGATTCAATTTGATTAATAGGAAACAAAAGATGTTGGGCACAAGCTTCCAAATAGGATCTTATCACAACCGTTAAAATTTTATCAATTACAGGATCCTCACCTCTTTCAAAAAAGGTATTTACTGATTTCCTATGATCCGTCACTTCAAATAATTTCTCTTCAGATTCAACAACAGATTTCTCACATCTAGATGAACCAAAATCAGACAGAATCTTACACTCCTCTGGAGTTAAAATGCTACGACCAAATATAGTACGAGGTAACATTATGTTCTACCATCACCTGCTCGGTTCTGTAAGGGACTACCTGGACCAAACCCCTCCTTCCATTGATTCTTCTCATAATCAAAATTAGAATGTGGTTCTGCAGAAACTACAGGGTTCTTAGTGTTATTTGTCAAACTAATAAACTTATCTGCTGCGAATGTACCACCAATATTAACAGAGATCTCATCTCCATCATTCCATACAGGATCTCCATTCTTCTTACGCATATCCAGAGCCTTCTCTAGATCATCAATAATCTTTTGTGTGATCTTCATTATTTTTTATTCAGTGGCCAGATTAGTTTAAACATACATCTATGTAGGTTTATGGTGCTTCATACCATCATGATTACCATCATTGGGCAACTTACCATATACCAGATATTCTACACATTGAAGAGATCCTTCTACCCTAGCCAACTGCAATT